TTTTTATTCCTCCTTATATAATATTAATATATACATTATATTATATAAGGAAACAATTTTCAAGCAATTTATTGTATATCTGTAATTATTCCTCCCGTTACTGTTACCGTTTTCCCATCAGCAGTAACATAACTACCGTTTGCTCCATGTACGAAATTCGCTCCACTCCCGTTCATGCGCAATATTGCATTGCCATTACAAAATAAGGTTGCTCCGCCTATAGGGTTGTAAATCTTAAAATACTCACTTCCGTTATAATACAACGCAAAATCAGCGTGTTTATTATCAGGATTGCTCACTAATCCATGTAACTGATTTTTATCGTTATAACTCTGTATTCCATTGCCGTCTATAACGGTTCTTGCTTCTCCGTCCTCGCCTGTCTTAAATATACCGCAAATTGTCAAATTCCCATTATCGTCCATATACGCCGTGCGTTTTCCTTGTTCATTATATAATGAAAATAGATAAGTATTTCCGTTTGTCCCTGCCTGGAATCTTAATACTTCGTTTTTGTCATACATAGTTATTAAATTGCCCTCTATTTTTAAGGTTCCGTCCTCGCTCAAAATTGATACTAAGTCAGTATATAATTCGCCTGTAAATGCCTTGCCGACATGTACCTCGCCTTGCCCGAATACTCCTGTCCAGTTCCAGCCGTCTTCTTTTGTGCTGTCCGCTGTGCCTACTTTTACTTTGCCGTCTATTATTGCAACAGCGTACATTCCATTCGGGGAAATAAATAATGCTCCTGTATCATACTGCGCTATTTTTTGGTATTCTCCGTTATTTTCAACAGTTACGTCCTCATTTTTCTTCATAAATTCAAGAGCGCTTGTTTTTAACTCTTGTGCTGCTCCGTTCTTTCTTAGCCTTAAATACTGCGATGCGGCAAAAGACGTGTTCCATCCTTCCTGTATAGTTATAGACGGTCGTCCGGCTTGAAAATTATTCTTTTCCGGTGCTTTTGGGTATGTGTCTACCATTATCACCCTTTGTTTTGAGGTTATTCCGTTATCCCTGTCTACCACTGTCACCGTATCCCCTAAGAATATTTCCTGTTTCACCGACAAGTGTTTTCCTGTGACCGAATACTTCGGCACGTCCGCCCTGTCTATATTATCAGGCGAAAATTGATACTCTGCCGCGCTTCTCAGGTCGTCTGCGTCTGTTATTTCGTCAAAGTTGCAGAATGCTTCATATTCTCCAAAAATATCATAGTTAGGACTTTTTATATATTGTATCTCTCCCAGCGGCAAATCATCTTTTCCATATGGGTACAGTTTTGTTATAACACCATACGTTGTATATTCAATCTTTATATCCCTGGCGTTGTATTTCGGGTCTATCCTGACCCCTCTGTCTTTCCCCAATTTTCGCACAAGTGCAATCTTTCTGTTGTCAATATATATTTCGCTGTGTATTCTGTACTTGTTAAGTGTCTCCATAAGTATATTAAGACAGCCTACCGGCGTAGTTTTTGACTGCTCAAAAAAATCTATACTGTCAGTCACAGGTTCAAGCCCCAACGCTCTGATTTCCTGCTCCGTAAGCACTGTCACATACGGCGTCGTTGCAAAAATACCCTCCACGATTTTATTCGCAGGGGTATTTATCATATCGTCTATATGTTGTATATGTGTTCTGCAGGCGTCCTGCATTAATGTTGCAGCAGATATATGCTTCCCTTCAATTCGTTTTATTCTGAAGTATTTGCCGTCATAACCTACAATTCTTTCCGGCTCCACAATCGCCCACTTATCATCACCGTTCGGCAGGTCAAATTCAATGTCGTTTTCCCCGTTAATTGTCTGTCTGATATGTATTTCCTTCGCATTTTCTAAAAATCCCAAACGGTCCTTTCCGCTATAATCTTTTGTGTCTTTGTCATATACTGCTATAAATTTCATTAAAATTCTCCTCCGTATAAAAGTTTATGATTATACACAAACTTCAGCACGCCCTGACCTCCGGTGCATATAATCTTTATTGTATTTTCTCCTGGCTGTAGTTCAAAAAAATCTCCCTCACATATCTCGGGCATAATAGCTTTTTCGCAGTCAATAATTATATTAGTTTCAGATTCGGGAATTATCCGCACCATCACCCCATTGACTGTTACATCAAGCATTTTCACAGCAGAAGACAGAGACAACTCACATCTAGGCCTTACAGGTGCTGAGCCATAATAAATCATTGTATTTTCTGTTGTTCCTGCCTGAAAACTTATTTCGTTTTCGTCTCCCATTCCTATGGGTAAATCACAGTCCAAAATAATGTCGCTGTCCAGCGGTATCCCAGAACTGTTGTACCTCCAGTCGTTAAACGGCCGGCACCTAAATTGTACAGTAGCTTTGCTGTTTTTATAAAGCTCTATTTTCATATCATCTAGGTCAACAGGTTTTGCTATCCACTTTACTGTTGGCATATCATCAAATATAAGCTCTCCATAACCACCGCTTAGCCAATTTACCAGCTTAGAGGCTGAACGCTGCAAAGCGATATTATCAGGGCATATCATCTGAAATTCAAGTTCAAGAACTTTATCTTCATAATATAATCTGCCCCCTGTTTCCGATAAGTCAATATTTCCGTCTCTATACTGAACCTCCTCATCTATCTGCTTTACCGGAGGGGAAAACGGCCTTCCAACGGTCTTTACGATTACGCCAATATCATTACTGTGTTTACCCCTAAATGTTATTCCATGTCTCATTTTTAGCCTCCTACTGCTGTTGCCATATCGGTTAGATATTTTTTACTGTACAATATATTATCGGTCGTGTCATAAAAATTATTTGTATTTTCTTGATTAATTGTTACACTCGGTTTTATTTCCTTAATAGCAGCTTCTATTCTGCTCGCCATATTATCCATGTTGGAATTTATACTATATTCCAGCGGTTCAACAACAGAGGCAACTTTTAAATTTGCTTCTTTTGTCTGCTGTAATATGTTTGTCTTTTCGTCTTCAAGCGCCTTATATTCAGCTTCCATTTGCTTTATTATGGCGTTGTTTTCCTGCTCTATCTGATAACGCTGTTCGTCTCGCTCTATTTCTTTGAGCTTATCTAATGCTTCCTGATACTTTTGTTTTCCCTCTATCGTGACAGCATTCTTATATTTCTCAATATCTGACAGGGTTTCAGCCTTATCTTCTGCCCGGTCTTCCACTTCCCAGGATTCTTCTAATGCTGACAGCTTGTCGTCGAGCAAGTCCTTGACCTCGTCCATACGTTCCTTAGCCATATCCAGCATTTCGTCATATCTATCCTCTGTGGCTTTGTATAATTCAAGCCGCATTTCGTCAGCTTGACGGCGAGCATATTGCTGTTTAGTCGGGTCTAGGCTCTCATCTTGCGACCATTTTGTGTATTCATCAATTTTACGCTGGTAAAAATCTGTTGCACTGTCATCGTGCATAAAATCCCAGCCGTATACTCCGGCTTGCTTCTCATACCAGTCTGCGTCGTCTTCCCATTCGCTCAATTTGTCTCTGACCGCGTCATAACTTTTTCTGTCCAGCTCTGCTTCTATTTTAACCTTATAAGCGTATTCTTCATCGGTCAATTCTCCGAGCCCTGCAAAATATTCCTCTACTTCTTTTCTCTGCCTATTAACCGCCGCTATAGTGTCATCAGCTGACATATTGTTATACTCTTGTTCATTCTCCACCCAGTCATCAGAATAATCCAAATAACCGTCTAAAAACTGCTCTGTGTAATCAAGCCTGGTATCAAAATAATCTTCCCAGGTGATTAATCCGTCCTTTGCCGCCTGAACATTACGCTGATTAACCGTCTGCCAAACAGCGCCCATGCTTGTGCCCATTTCACCCCAATCGTTTAGCCTGGCGTGTAAATCAATATACGCCTTAGAAGCATTATTAGCATCGTCAATAAGCTGTTGACTGTACTTATGTAACTTGAGCGTTGCGTCTTTCCATTCCTGCGTGTCGGGCGCGAAATTTTCATCACGATATACGGCAAGGTTATTATAGTATTCTTCTTGAGATGTCCAGCCCATATCAAGCGCAAACTCCATTGATTCTAAGTTTTGGCTCCACAGCTCTTTTGTATAATTGACTATTTCTTCCTCTATTTCTTTTATAACCTCAGCGTCAGAAGCAAATTTCTGTTTCATTTGGTCGAGCCATTCAAGCTCTTCCCAGGCTGGTATAATGTTGTATGAGGTTTTGCGTATATGTTCCCTGTCAGACTTAGCGTTCTCCCAATCCTCGTTATTTTTACCGCTTGCATAACGAGGGATTCCTGCGCCTGACATTATTTGTTTTGTTTGCTTTGCCGTATAAATTTTGGCGTGCTCAGGCAAAGGCAGTACAACGTCCCTGCCCTCAAATATATACCCTCTGCCGCCGTATTCAACAAGCTCCCTAGGGTCTGACGTTCCCTTTTCATCATTTATCATCGCCATACCGCCTGGGAAATTTTTATCGCCTTTGGCTCTGGGTGCGCCCTGAATTTCAGCCTTATAAACAACTGTTCCGTGAAGTGTCGGGGCACTTGACGGAAAATTGCCTTTATAATTAGCAACACCAGGTGCATCAGGCACCGATGTCGGATATGTACCTAAGTTATAATTCGCTGTTCCGGGTACATCTGGAATAGATGTAGGATATGTCCCGAGTGTAAAATTTATAGTGCTGGATATAGATTCATTCTTAAACGGCTTGTCAAGCAATTCCACACCTGACATATCGCCTTTTTTCACATTAACAGTTGCAGTTCCGGTCTTCCCATCTATATCAGCAATTTTGTTGCCAACTTCGTCAAAAATTTCGTAGTTTCCGCCAGCAACTACTTCAACCCTTGCCGCGCGTCCGTCCAATTCCCCAACTGCACTGTTTATTTGCTCAACAGTCGGTGTCGCTCCGTCTGATACCTCTAATCTAACCTGTCCTGTTTTTCCGTCTATCTCAGCTATTTTATTACCAGCTTGATTCAATACGTCGTAGTTTCCGTTGGCATTAACCGAGACAGTTGCGGTCTTGCCGTCAATTTCAGAAATTTTATTTCCGGCTTTGTCCAAAACCTCATAATTTTCTGTTTTGGTATTAAGTTTTATATCAACATTCTTTTCGTTTATCTCTTGTAACTTACCGTCAATTTCTGTAATTGTTGATATATCACCTTCTGCGGTAATATGTATACGTTGATTATCAGAAAGTACGCCCATAGACCTAGCAAGTTCATTAGCTTGTTCTGTTACTACCTCTAAACCGCCGTTAGTTGCCGCCGCACTCGCTATATCTCTAAAACCATTCTTTATAAGTGCGGCTCCTACCGCTGTATCTTCTGCGCTTGCGTTGAATTTTTGGCTTGTATTTATATATTTATCAACAGTATTATTAATGTCTGCGCCATTCTCAATTAAAGCGGTTCCGGCACTAGCTAATGATTTAGATATATCATCTGCACCTGCCCCGGCTTTTGCGGCATTGCTGGCAAAGTCGCTGAAAAAGTTGCTTATACCATTATCACCGCTTTTTGCTACCTGGGCTATATTTTTAAATCCCTGCTGTGCAACAGTTAATTGCTCTGTTATGTCACTGGCAAATTTGTCAAATCCCATTTCTTGAGTATAGGATTTCACATCACCCAAAGCTGTTTTTATTCCGCTTAAAGCCTGAGAATATTCACCGTTCGCAAGCTGTTCAGGCACTAAAGCACTTGTTACATCTGCAACGCCCTTCACAGCTTCCTTGTATTGTTCCACCTCTGCACTGGATTTGTCAAAATCAGCAGATAAATTGTTGACCTCTGTCTGCGCGTCGCTCAATGCTGATTTTAAATATCCAATACCCTCATCAATATTAGCGTTGCCATAAGGGTCTGTCAAAGCATGAGCTTTTACTTTATCAGAGACCCCCTCAGCTTCATACATTGCATTTAATGTCTTTTCGTAACTTTCGGCTAATTCATTTTGTTTCTTTATATATTCATCTCTCGGCATACTTTTTTCTGCTGATTTTAGTTCATTTTGCTCTGTCCTATAATCGGACATGATGTCCTTAGACTTTGCGAGTGCCGATGAGTATTTGTCAACCGAATTTTGCGCTGTCTGTAATTGATTATCATAATCTTTCATGTTGCTGACAGCTTGACTAAAGTCGCTTTCATTAATCTGTTGCTGTAGGTCTCCGCGCTGACCTCTTAAATCGCTTGTAGCCCTATTACCTAACTTTTCTAGTGTTTTATTTAAATCACCATCATTTGCAGTTAATGTTATATTATATTCTTGCTCAACCTGGGCTTTTAGTTCTTCAAGTTTCTTTTTTGCTCTGTCTACCTCTTCCGTATCAGTAGAAGTTTTTATTGTAGTTTCAAGCTGCTGTGCTTCCGACTTCCACCCCTGTATCTTTGTATATGTATCTAAACTCTTTTTAGTAGCCTGAATTTGTTCGTCGGTAGCCTTTACAACGTCGAGTTGGGCGTCATGATATTCTTGATAAGCTTTTACACCAACTACAGCCGCCGCACCAACAGCCAAAATTCCACCAGCTGCCGCTAGGGCTACAGGTCCCATACTAGCTAATGTTGGTGCCGCAACTCCTAATTTCCCCAAAGTTTCAACAAAATTACCTACTCCCTTTGCAGTCCCGGCTATTACTTTTGCGCCTGCACCCATACCAATAAGCCCGGTGCCGATATTAATAAGTCCTTGCTTACTGTCATCATCCATATTAGCAATATCCTGAGCAAAATCTTTTATTCCGCCGGATACATTCTTGATTGTCGGTAAAAATGTTTCCCCAATACCGCGTGCGGCTTCAACCAAATTATTTTTAGTAACTTGTATTTGGCTTGCTGTTGTCTCTGCTTTGGCGTCAAACTCATTTTGGAGCGCTGTTCCATCTTCCCATGCAGTGTTTGCCCTTTGCAGTGCTGAAACCATCTTGTCATATCCGGTTGCAAGAGCTTTCATTGCGTCGCCTTCCCTAACGTCGTTTATGCCTACGTTTTGCAAATCGGATATTATATCCTCGGATTGTGACAGACCTTTTACAAAGGAATTAAATGCACTGCTTGGACTTTCTGCCCATGCCTGCTTAAATTCATCGGCTGACATACCTGATATTTTAGAAAAATTGTCTAAATCTTCGCCGCCTTGTGAAACCGCGTTTTGAAGTTTAGTCCACGTACGGGACACTGCGCTGCCTCCTGCTTCAGCATCAATTCCCAAAGACGACAACGCTGTTGAGTAACCTAATACGTCCTGCGCCGATATACCGACAACAGTTCCGGTTCTGCCAAGTCTAAGAGCCATGCTCGCAATATCTGCCTCTGTTGTCGCAGAATGGTTTCCCAAATCCACAATAGCACTGCCCAAGTTTCTTACTTCTCTCTGTTCAGTACCGGTTACATTCATAAATTTTGCAAGAATTGCCGCACCCTCTGCACCGTTCAAATTAGTAGCGGTATTCATTTGAGCCATAGTTTCAGTAAAATTAACTATTTCATCAGTAGCAATTCCCAATTGTCCGCCGGTTGCCGCAAGTTCTGTCAACTGTGCCGTCGTTTGCGGTATGGCGTTTCTGCCGTCTATTCCGGTCGTTGTCAAATCTATAATACCTTGTCTTACTTTCTCAAGCTGCGGCTCTGTTCCATCTACAGTCTTTTTTACATTTGCAAAATTATCTTCAAAATCTATCGCGAATTTAGCAGAAGCTACACCCCCGGCCGCAAGGGCAACACTTGCAAGCTGAATAGGCTTAGTTATTGCGTCAATGCTCTGTCCTGCTTTTTGCCAACTTTCCCCAACATCTTGTAGATTTAAAGCCTTTTCCATACCTACAATAGCTTTTTGATTCTGAGCCAGTGTCTTATATTGCTGACTTGCGTTAGCTACAGCCGATTTTGCAGAATTATACGCCGCGCTTTCTCTGTTTAATGCGCTTTCATTGCTCAGAATTGATTTTGATACTTCATCGTGCTGTTTCTGTAATCCTTTATATTCATTCTGTGTCCACTGGATTGCCTTAACATTATCCTTATACGCCTGACTATTTTTATTCAGTCCTGCATTGGCAGATTCTAAGGCCTGAATCTCAGCTTTTTTTGAAGTCATAAGACTGCCTATAGCCGATTTCTGACCGTTTAGCCCTTTTATATTTTCGTTCAGCTGTTTAGTATTTTGCTTATACGCTTTTTCCGTTTCAGCTAATATACTTCGCTTTTGCTTTAGGCTTTCGGCCGACTTTGCGACTATCTTATCATATCCGCCCATTTGCCGGGTCTGCTCTGCAATGCTTTTCACTCCTTTTTGTGACATTGCATTCATACCGGATAATTCTGACTGCACCTTTGATATAGTAGAACTTAATGACGACGCGTCGCCCGTAAATCTTACAGTTAATTCCCCTAAATTTCCGCTCATATAATCCCGCCTTTCTTTCCGCAACAAAAAAACACCCCTGAGGGTGCCAATCACAAAGCAAAAAACACTGTTTAAAATGCTTTTTGCTTTGTGCAGTCCTAAAACTGCACAATATATTTTTATAATCCATTCATCCAGCCGAGACTGGGAGGCAAATTTGTGACAGAGTTTTCCTCCTCGTCTTCGTTTAGAGATATTAACATTTCCATTAATTTAACCGGATTTTGTCTTGCAAGCTCGTCGGGCAGTATCCCTTTTGCTTTATACATTACGGCATATATATCATTAAGATTAAAAGTTTCGTCACTGTCCGACTTTACTGGTTTTTTATAAGTTCATTCACTTCGCTTATCGTGTTCAAATATATGTCAAGCAATTTCCGGCACAGCATATCTTTTTCCGCAATAGACATTGTGTCAATGTATTCCTTGTTGGCAGCCGTGCCTTTGAACATGCTTATTAGTACACCATAACACAGCTTGCAAGCGCCTGAATACCCTCTTAAATGCTTGTCCTGCATATCTGCGTAATCCTCAAAAGCAAACGGCCTTGATTGTACTTCTTTACCGTTAATCTTTATAGTCAATATATTTTCTATATCTTTTGCCATGGACTAAGCCCCCTGTTCCGGTGTTGTTGACGGATACCAGTTCGGGTCTTTAAACCAATTTTCTATAGCCTGTGCTTCCGTCACGCCCTCAGGCAGATTGTCCGTATCTATATAGTAATATCCTTTACCGTCAGAATCACGGAACACAGCTGAGAATGTGGCTTTGGCTGTCTGATGTTCGGGCGCGCCCTCAGAAGCTTTGGTTTTTCCTCCGATATTTGAGGCAAAACCATATTTGCCCTTATAGTATCTCACCAAACGTTTTACACCGTTGGCTTTTTCAATTATCCACGCCACCGCAAAATATTCAGCCTTTGCCGCTGTGTCTTTGTTGAACTCAACGCCGTTGTCTACAAGTTCCGCACCTCTCCACATTGCGTCAACCTCGGGTGGTATATCTGCGTTGGTGATTTCATGACCCATTTTTTCAACATATGAATCTACCTCATATGCTCCATTATCTGCGTCAAATGTTGAGGTAGAACCTGAATCTGTTGGAGCGATTTCAACCGTGCCTGGCAAGGTCACCGCCTCGCCGTATGTAGTCTTCCCTGTTGCCATATCATCAGCTGTTATAGGAAAAAAGGTATAATTTGATACACCAATTTTTGAATGTGGTTTATTTATTTCTTTTACTGCCATAATTAATGACCTCCTAAAATTAATTTATTGCTTTTTGTACTTCGTTGGTTAATATTTCAACCGCTTCATCTTTCCCGGCTTCAAAACCTGGTTCCATGTACGGATGGGGCCTTTGCCCCCTGGTCGTGTGCCATTGTCCTTTGCTGTCCTGGTACCTCCACGGCGTTTGTCGTCCTCCGGCGTAAATACCTGTACCCAGTTCAACATATATACCATAATCAGCCGTGGGTCCTATCTCAGATGTATATTTTCCGTCTCCGCCTATTGTTTCTTCTACAATGCTGTTTCTCAAGTGCCCTGTATCACCAACAGGACACTCGCCTTTGCACTGGGCTTGTATAGCTTTGCCGCCCTTTGCCACCCCGTTTTGTACAGCGCCGTCAAGCTTAGACGATATGTTTTCTAAATTACCCAATATATTATCAAGTCCGCCAATTTCAATATTGATTCCCATTGTCACCCCTCATTTTAAAAAAATACTTCTTTTTTATATCTCTGCGACAGATGATATAATTCATCAGGGCTTTGCCGGGGCACATCGTAATCGTATGTCCTTGTCCAGCCGTCCGACTGCATTATCTCATTGACCTTAACGCCTATATTGGATAACTGCACGGGTGAATTACTCCAAATATCCACTGCAAACTTGCTTACTTGTGACTGCTCGGCGTTATCGGTGTGAAAGCCCTCGTCCGTTGTCACTTTCCTAAAAGTGATAACAGGCACGGTGTTAAAATGAAACTCCGTGCCATATTTAATCGTTATTCCTGTGCCTTCAAGCAGTTTTTTCACTTGTGGAATTAAATCAATCAATAAAAACCACCCCCGTATATATCACTTGCACCATTCTCTCCCGTGTTAACGTTAACGCTCTCATCTTTTACGGCTGTTGGCAGCTTGTTTAAAAGAGCCATTGTGTAATCGTCCCAATGTTCGGCATACTTTACTGTATAGCTTAAATTTTCACCTTTCAAAGCGACCCTTGCGCCTTCTTCAAGAAATGTACAAGGCTCGCAGTAAATACGCTTTACAGTCTCAATTTCAAGTCCGTATTCTTCCTGTGCTAGACCTCCGCTGTATGGTTGAATATCTGCTGTTATTTCAGCTTTAAGTTCAGTGCCGCTGTATACCTCAATCGTTTTTTTCAGGTTCATCAAAATCACTCGGAACCCTCCCTTTACGATTAATAAACGGCTTTAATCTCTCGCGGTAATTATTGAGAAAATGACTGTCGTTCGCCGTACTGTCCTCATAGCTTTTGCTTACAGAGCCCTGTGTTTCCGACTTCACAACCTTGTCTGCTATTTCCTGCCCATAGCTTGCGCGCCTATATCGGTCGGCGGTCATAACCGGCAAAAGGCTTTCAAGCTCTTGCGGAAAATCTGTTATTCTGCAGTAGTTTAAAATCAGATTTATGTTATCCTCAATTAAAAAGGACAGCAGGTTATCCCTGCAGTCCCCCTCTATCCCTAGAAGCATTTTTGCGGTTTCTAGCGCGTTTGCTTTGTTTAACATTGGTTCTCACCTCCGCCTTCGGCTTATCGTCAGATACGGCTTTTCTTGCTTTCCTGTGTCTGCTTAATAACATTCCCATAGGATATTACTCCTTTGCGCTAATCTTGATGGCCTTGGCGTCGTCCGCGATGTGCGTTGTATAGTGCTTGTCGGCTGTGATAACCGTGGTTTTATTAACAATATCTCTGTCATTTTCAATCTCGGTATCGCGCTTTAGGTAAATCGCAAGCGCACCGGGCTTAACGATATAGTTCGTATAAGCGCCGTTCTCCGCCTTAATCTTGTTGGAAAGCACAACTTGACAGCCGTGTATCATGCCGACCGTGCCCTTGATAATAATATCCGCGCCGATATCGGTCGCTTTAATCCAGTCCTCGGATTTTCTAAGTTCCGCCAACTGTGCCGGAGCGATAAGCAGAACCTTTTCACCGTCTATGTCCTCTCCGAATTTAACGAGTGCGTCCGCTATAAAGTTTGAAGTCAGCGTTGCCGTGCCGTCTCCGACTGTCATAGCGGATATAATATTATCAAGCACAGCAAGCACATCATTGTCAAGCTTGTTTGCTATTGACAACCCAAGCTGATTTACCGCCTCGCCCATAGGGTCGCCGTAGCCGCTTAGAACGGACTCGTCCGTAAGCTCAACGCCCTTGCCTGCCTTTTTAACGCTTACCTTTGTGGTCGATGTCGCCATTTTCTCAATCGGAATAGCCTCGCCCTCGCCCACGTCCTCCGCGTCGCCTATGTACGCATACTTTGGAAGCGTGACGGTGTCGCCCGGCTTTCCCTGCAATGTTCTGTCAATGGTCGCAAGCGGGGCAAACTTCATAGCCGCCTCAAGCTTTGCCGATACCATAGGCGCCATAACCTCGGGATTTACCATGTTTTCAAGCTTCGTTGTTCCTGTTGCCATTATTGATTACCTCCTGTTAATTTTTCATAAGTTTCTTTGTCCTCGTTATACAGCTTGACGCGCTCTGTATAACTCATTTTGTTAAAAGCCTCTTGCGTTATTGCAGCGGCTTTGTCTGTCCCCGCCTTTGGGACAGTTCCTTTCAGCTTATCGACAACCGCAGCTTGCACCTCTTCGTTAAACGCCTTTTCAAACGCGTCTATATTCGCCTTTGTGGTTTCGGCGTTGTCCTGCGCCAAAAATGAAGCGAATTGAGGCGAAAGCCCTTTGTCCATAAGTGATTTACCCGTTTCAAATTCAAGCTTTTCACGCTCATATTTCGCGCGTTCTTTCTCGAATTTCTCCTGCTCCTTTTGCCGCTCGGCTTCCGCTCGTTCGTCCGCGTTCAGCTTGGCAAGGCGTTCGCTTTCGCTTATTGCTTCCGACAACCTTGTTTCAAGCTCTGCGTCCCACTTCTTGCGCGCCGCCTTTAACGCTTCATCAATTTTGGATTGAACGTCATCGGTGCCGCCCGCGTTGACAGCCGTCCCTGCGGCCGGCGCTGTAGGTCCGGTCGGCGTTGCCAGGTCTGCAACATTTTGTCCTGTTTGGGGTGTTACCATAGCGCCGCCTGTCTGTTTTGCATTTTCTGCCATTTAAAATCCTCCTTTCAATTTTGGGTATAAAAAAAGAGCGTCTCCGCTCATCATCTTTATTTATTTTAATTAATTTGTTGGGTCTCTTGACCTCATGTCATCACCTCATTTTTGGTATAATAAAAGCGCCCCAAAGGACGCTTTTAAGTTAAGCTACTCTCAAATAAGCTCAAATAAACTAAACATTGAGAGTTGTTTGATAATATATCTCATCATATAACCATTGAAGCTCACAACCCAAATCAGTCAAATAATCCTGATTGACCATACCATATACTATTATAGCTTCATCAGCCGCCGACTGAAATTCTCCTATATCATTACTGTTAATCTTTATATTAAATTTCTCATCATCAAATTCTAAGTTTCCGCCTTCATAACATTCTATAACATACTTTTTTATTAAGTCATATTGTTTTTTATTAAATTTATATAACATGCTAATTTCACCTTATTTCGCTATGTGGATTTGTTTGTATAAGATTTCCCGTTCTTTGGTTTATTGAAACCTCACATTTATCAGAAACATACTTGGTACTACATTTCTTTTTCCTTACCCTTCCATGTAGCAATGCCTCTTTTATATCCTTAATTTCAACGCCGTTTCTAGTTCTGCCTGTTATTGGGTCTTTATTGGTTCCAAACACTCGTTCAATAAAATGCTTGCTTTGTGATTTTATTTTAATTCCGTCAACTGTTGTAAGTCCTATCAATTCGTCGGATATTATCTGCTTATACTTTTTATAATCTTCAAACGATGTAAATGCTGAAATCATATTTGTGCTTCTCGACTTATAATAGTCTTTCAACGATTCCCATAACTTATTATCATTATACTTCAAATCCTGAAACAATGCAAACGTTTTCGGCACATTCTTCTTTCCCAACACTTCAACATACTTTGCATACTGCTTTTTATCACCTGACAGGTTTTTATACTGTCTCACGTGCAGGTCAAACGCTAACCTTTGCTCAGGATTAAGGCTCTCAATCCATTCATTGTAATTCATACCCTTTATTTTATATCCCTTGCCTGTCAGAGGGTCGCGCGCCCAGCGTCTTGCATAGTCTGTCGGCATTGTTGTTGTACATCTGCAATGCGGGTGCATAGGCGGATAATTTACACCACCTACCGCCTCACTGACTTTAAATATCTTATTATCAAGCGGCGAACAACTTTCGCACGTCCTCTCATCAAGCGTTGCAAGATATTTGTATTGTTCTATTCCTAATTCTTCATAAGCCCTCAATTCAGCCATGTTCATGAAATAACTGACCTGCGTATTAACCAGCCTTTGCGCGTTATACTTTGATGTTTCCATTATCTCAGCAAGCCGGGCAGCCATTTGCGTATATCCCGCATGGCTCATTAGCCCTTCTGTAATTATCTTCTGCGACTGTTCAGCGACCTTTGCCGTGTTATTCCACACTCTATCGCTAAATTGTTCGCCATGCCACTTACTCTCAAGCATTTCATTAACTGCACGTTCAGGGATAAGAGAAAAGTTTATTCCAACGTTACAGCCTTTTGCTACATCGTGTACGGTTCTGTAATAGCTTTCTTCTATTACCGTGTTGTATAAAGTCTTAGTTTTCTCTATCTCCGTTAGTGCCTTTTCTTTGAAATAAGCATATACATTAAGCTTAACCGCTTCTAAACGGCTAATTCTTGCCCCGTATGCCTGCGCGTGTATCTTGCGCATAAGTTCAAGCCGCTGTTTTGGGTCTTCCGTGTCTTTTAATATTTCAGACAGCCTGTCCGCTATTTTGCCCTGCGCCGCTTTGTTAATAAGGTGTTCTGCTTCCTCGGCTGTTATTTGTACGCCACTTTTGTATGTGTTAAATATCTTTTTTATCTCTTTGTCGATATCTTTTATGATACTGTCATACATACGCCTAAGCTCTTGTATTGTGTATGCTCCGCGGTTATGTGCATCAAGCTCGCGCATTAGCGCAACTCTCAGCCAATAATCAGCGCTTCTCATCAGTTAAATCTTCAAGCGCTGTATAATCCGCGCCCGTGCTCTTTCTGTAAAGTTCCTCGCGCTTTATCTCGCGCTCTACGCGGCTTTCCTCCTGCTTTTCCACAAGCTCCATTTCTTCCGCTGAATCGGACACAAAATCAAGCTGCTCAAGCAGTGTTTCATCAGATACAAGACCGCGCAGATAATTAATCGTCTGTGCCAGCTCCAAATTATTCTCAGGAAGATTTCGATTGAAGACAAAGTCAACATCTCCCGAACTTACTACACTCATACGGCTTAGTAAAGATAAATAGTGGACATATAGGTCAAATCTTTCTTTAAGTCCAAGAACTAAAAACCGTTCCTTATTCTTAACATGCTGTTCAAACCCCAAAAGCTTGTATCTTATAGCAACGCCGGAAAGGTTATTGCCGAAATTCACGTCTGTGAGGTCGGGCGTTAATGAAAATTTATGTAAATCGTCCTTGATGTTATTCCTCAGTATCTCTACATCAGTCTCGTTTAGAACCTTTTGTAAATATTTTGCTTCCGCGTCCGGCGTGAAAGACATCATTATTTTTTCAGTCAATAATTCTTTGGCTTTTTCGCTGTCAACCTCTACGTTTTTAAGGAACAATATAGCGTCTACAAACTGCTCCTTATCATTAACGCGGTCACTCATCAACGTGTTGTATGCGTCTATAAGACCGATAAGCTGTTCAAAATCGCCCTGCTTGTCTTCATTGTTGATATACTCAATCATCGGCACCCTGCCAAATGAATGCGCCGTCCTCTCTATTTCTTCATAAACGCTCCCTCCCCCTGTGCTTCGGTATTTTATAACCTCGTTTTCTGTATAAACATTAGCGACTTTACCCACTTCCAGACCGTCTATATCTGTTATCGTGTAGTAATGCACACCGAACAGTTTTCTTTGCTCTACAGTATCATCATAAACAATAAACGCCTGCCGCGGTTCAAGCACAGCAGACTTCGGTTTGGAATCTTCGTTCGCATAAACCAACTCATATGAATGTCCGTAAATAGACATATCCCGTACAATCCGGCTGTCTGTATTTTGTATCTCGCTTTCAAAATATGCGTTCTTTAACGGTTCGATATCAATACCGTCTGCCGCACTGTACGCAATAGGCGCGCCGAGCAAATAACCTTGTGTCATATCAACTATGTACTTCGCATGGTTACATACCGTTTTGTTGTTCGGCAAGCCTTTGCCTTTAGGTCTTCGATAAAGCACATCATGTTTTCCCAAATAATAATCTTTAAGCTTGATAAGCCGTGCCGTATCTTCAGCACGTTTATTAATCAGCTTTCCCAATATTCTTCCGTCAACCTCTTTTACCGTCTCAGCGTCAACTATCATATACCCAGCTCCTTCCTGCTTCTTATCTCAATACCTCTGTTACTCATATCATCTTCCAGCGCATACCTAACCGCGTCAATTGTGTGGTTATCCTTGTCAGGGTAAGAAGCTTTAAACTCACCTCTGCTGTCACGTTCAAGCTCGTAGTTATAAAACTCGTTGGCAGCATGCGGACACCGCACAGGGTCGATAATTATTACTTCAAGCGACTGCAGGAACTTAATACCATACTCAATACTATCGGGCCCTTTCTTTGCTCCGCGTACTTTAAGGCCATATCCTCTTAACTCCGCTATGCTTTTAGGTTCCGCGCTGTCGCAGACAATGTAACCGTCATACACCTCGCACCCTTGGATCAACTCCGCCGCCGCACGATTTGACAAGCCGACTTTGTATATTTCATCCATGAGGTACAGCCGCTTCCGTGTCTTGTCATAGTGGCAGACGAGATACGCAAACGGGTCAACCGCATACCCAAAGTCAATTCCCCGCCTGATCCGGTCAAAAACCGCAATCTCTTCTTCGCTTATCTCGCGAACATCAAGGTTTGTAAACACCTCGCCGCCCGTTCCGGTAACCTCTCCCAAATACTCGTGGTTATAATTACTCGGTTTCGTCTTCTTTAAATGCTCCGCCTCCAAAATAAACTGTTCGCCGAGCCACTGAGGAGGAACGCTTAAATATGTGCTGTGGTGTATCACTCTGTCGCTTCGCGTTGTCAATACCTCTTCATTTACCCAATTCCGTTGACTTTGCGGAGGGTTGTAAGAGTAAAATACATTATACATTTCACCTCCGCGCATAAGTGACTGATTAATCGTACGTATCTCTTCCATGCCTCCAAATTCGTCCACTTCCTCATACCAAATATAACGAATATATCCTCTGTGCACCTTGGTAGATTTCAGTTTCTTGGGCTTATCTGCTCCCCTGAATAATATCCGCTGCCCTGTCGGAAGATATATCAGTTCAAGCGGCGACAGCTTGAATTGCCAAAGGTGTGATACTCCGAGTTTTTCTATCGCCCACACAAGCTGTTCATATACACTGTCTTTAAGATAAAGTCCCACCTTGCGAACTACAACGGCATTAGCACTCGGATTACTCATTATACCAAGCACAATTTCCACGCTGATAAAAGAAGATTTTGTGCTTCCTCTGCCGCCCTTTAGCCAGTAGTGTGTATGCCCGCCTCGCTTAATATCATGGTGAAGAGCATAAAAAGAAGGCGCGATAAGGTCTGTCAAACTAACCACTATCATCACCCTTTGGAATATTGTCTAAAATCTGAACCTGCGCTATTCCATCAACCTGCGTTCGTTCTGTAAACAGTGTGTAATACTTACCAAGCAACTCTGCCGCTTTTAAACGTTCTTTTTCATCAGGAGATTTTTCAATGTGCTTCGTCTTCGAAAAGCCATCTCCCCGTCCCTCAACAACAAGCACCTCCGCTTTACTTTTACCCCGCATTACTGACGTGAGATACTCTACAACCTCCTGCGCATCTGCTGTCTTTTCGTTGTGCAGCTTCTCAATTTGCTCACTAATATATGCTTTAATCTTAGTATTTCTTAGCAGTTTAGAAGCATTTACAGCCGCCGAATCATTATTTTTTACATTGGGATAAGCGTTCTTATATGCTCGAGTCCCATTCAAATCTATCAAATATTCATCACAGAAACGTTTCTGTTTTTCAGTCAAATATCTCACCTCCAAATCACATCACAGCCGCCCGCCCCTCAGCAAATTTATGATGTACAATTCCCACAAGACCTAAAACTAAAAGAACCGCCCCAAAAAGGAAAACGGCTCTTAAACAAAAAATATATAAAAGGAGAAATTACTTTGCATACCTTTCATAATACAATTATAACATGTGATTTTCGTATTTTTCGTACTTTTTTAAAAAATTATTATGTTTTTTTCTCGGAACCTGTTCATCACCATTGCCTACTTTAAAAGCAATCTTTTGGAATGTCCACCCCTCAATATATCTGTATCTGAAAATTCGCCTTGTTTCGCTGTCAGCAATGTTGTTAATAAATTCATTCAATGCGTGATATTCGGCTTTTAATAACCCCAACTCTTTTTTTAACATATCACGTGTGTGGTCGCACTCTCCTGTTTCCACTTTCATGTTATGTTTTATGTACGGGAATTCCCTGTCTGACCCCTGCACAATGTCAGAACTTTCAAGCATTTGTATCTGTTCGGCCAATTCTTCAATTTCTGCTTTTATACTTTTGTACTGCCTTAATCTTTCAGCTGTCATAAGATTTATCACATCCAGTTTGATAATAATTCTTTGTCTGTTAAATTACTTTTTTATCCATATAGTTTCAGTCCTTTTCCATAGCGCACAAAAACGCAATATTGCAAGCCAAATGCCACAAATGCGGCAGTCCGCTTTCTTCATCTGCACCCAAAGGGTCATTTATGTATGACACAAAGTGTCTGAAAGCCGCGTCTCTGTACCTTTGCGGTTCAACATCTTTCCAGCTGTCACTATCTCCATACTTTTTTGCTCCATACTCTCTTACCATGGCAACCGCTGTAATTATTTCTGTCGGGCACAAGGTAAGTTTCGGCTTTCCTTCGTCATATTTCATCTTGTCCCTCCTTGTTATAAATTTATTTCTCAATAAGTTCTACATCACTTAGTTGCACATGAATAACACAATTTGCGTTTTCGTCATATAGTTCTCCGTCATATTCGATTCTATCTTCATAAATATTTTTAAAACATCTACTAGCATAAAAGACATAGTTTTTATTTTTATAACGAACTATACTTTGTTGCATAATTGCTTGTTTAACTTGTTTTAACTCCATCTTACAAATCCTCTATCCTGATATATATTCCGGGCTTTTCAGCCCAAAATTTTTCCACAATTTCACTTGCCACCAAATTATCATCTGCCCAATACCCCAACTTTGTCATTACATCCTTGAGTAACTTCTGTAAATTGTCCGTATCCGGCTTAGTTATTTTATACTCACCGTCTCTGTGATTTTTTCTCGGGAAACACCATTTTACAATAAGCCGAACTCCACCAATATATTTTTTTACTGGAACAAATCTAGCTAAATGTGACATAAGTTTTAAGCGGGCGTCTTTTAAATTAGACGGCTCATAAAAAACCGGTTTACCTTTTATCACACTGACTTTCTTTTCTTGATGAGTAACAGTTGGTGGAATAATTGCAACAAAAAATTCAGTTGTCATAATCAACACCACTCCAACATCCTGATTCAGCGTCATATTTTATCGCTTCGGAATTTTTTATATTGTTCCAGATATAATTTAAAATTTCAGGTTGCATTATAAGCCATTTAATAACTTCACTATTTTGTATTTTAAATTCTTTGCCCGGAATTGAATGTCTCAGTTCAGGCATTCGTTTAACTGCATCTAACAATTTGCTTCTTTGTGTTCTCATATTTTTTGTTCACCCCTCAGTTTTTGTTTTACTCTTGAAAAAATTTTTTGTCAGTGACAGGGGGAGGCGTTGTTGTGCGTGAGCTTCGCACAACGACTTACCCCACTGACCCGTGAGGGAAAGGGAAAATTATATATTTATATATATAAATTTCCTTCCCGATTTCCCGATTGCGCTCTAACCCACATTTTTACGCGGTTTTCAAGACTTGAGGGAAAAAGGGAAATTTCCTTGTTTTTTCCCAATTTCCCTTGAGGGAAAAAGGGAAATTTCCCTTTTTTTCCCGATTTCCCTCTCGAGATTTAAATTATTTTTCATATATAAATCCGTTTTTAATATACAGATTAGAGCTTGAATTAACATAATTTCTTATGGTTTTTTCTGATTTTTCCATATATTCCGCAATCATTTTGAGTGTCACATCACCATCAATTTTACAAACTTCATATGCCGTTTCAATTGTTTTTTTATTTTCTCTTTGTTTAACATTCTTTTTATTTGATTTAGATTTCCAAGAATGAGTATCAGATTCAGCTGATAAATCCTTAAGAATATTTGTATCATCTATTCTGTGAATAGGGTAATCGAACCATAAATTAATTGGTTCAAATTTAGGAAATTCTCTTAACGTTCCATCTATACGCCATGCTGTACGGCTTTTATTTTCATCTTTAACCTTCTTAATATCTTCAATCATCAGTTTATATGTATTACTCTGTAACAATTCTGCTGAAAGTTCTAACATAGTCCTAGCGCTGCATAAATCATCCTGAGAAACCTCGTTATCTTTACTAAAACGTTTTATCCATTTGTAGCATGTTTTACACACTAAAACATCTTCCTGTTGTTTTAAAACATCTTCTGTTAATTCTAATTCTATCAAATCAATAAGAGCGTCAGGGTCACGAGCAAAAACTCCGCTGCCGGATGCCCTATCCATACTTCTTTTGCCGCCTTGTGCTCCCTTTGAATGATGATGGCAATATATTACCGCACAGCCCAATTCGGTACAGACCTTGTCAAACTGATTACAAAACTTTGCCATTTGGTCCGCGCTGTTTTCATCTCCTGTAATAACTTTATATATTGGGTCAATAATTATTGCTATATAGTCTTTTTTCACGGCTCTTCGAATTAGTTTAGGCGCCAGCTTGTCCATTGGCGCTGATTTTCCTCTTAAGTTCCATATATCAATATTATTAATGTTATCAGGATTCCAGTTTAAAGCAGTATAAACATCTTTAAATCTATGAAAACAGCTTGCCCTGTCCAATTCTAAATTAACATATAAAACTCTGCCTTTAGTACAATTCCATTTCAGCCATTTCTTGCCTTCAGCTATAGCACAGCACATTTCAATCAGAGCATATGATTTTCCGGCTTTTGAAGGTCCAGCTATAAGCATTTTATGACCTTGTCTTAATACTCCATCAATAAGAGATGGTGACAATTCGGGTAGATTATCCCAAATACTTGCAATGCTTTCAGGTTCCGGCAAATCATCATTAATTGTTTCAATCCATTCTTTCCATTCTTCGAAACTGGATTTTCCAATGTTTGTAGATAATAAATATTGTTTTTTCCCATTTCTTATAATTCCTGGCATTCTAGATAAGCGTGATGGATTTTTATTTTGTTTATCTATAATTAAACCATTCTTTTCACAAACCTTATATAGATATTCAACTCTTTCTCTATATTCACTATAATTATATGCCTCAATTTTCACTATAGCGTGGAGACTTTTCCCTGCACTGTACACAAGACATGCAACAGGTAATTCCAGTTCCTCAATAATAGCTTTTTGACGCCCTAAATCCATTACATCTGATTCAACCAAAGCATATCTAAAATCCGTAACGTTTTCATTTTTTATACCTTTACCATCAAGAGGGTTAAAACGTATCCAAGCTCCTGCCTTTTCACTATAATCACCAATAACCTTACATATATCTCCTTCACACTTTGAAAGCTCCTGAATTAACCTTCCGGCCGTCCTGTCACACAAGCCTTTAGACGGGAGGTACTTTCCGTTTTTCTCCCAGCTCCGAGTGACATATCCAACGTTTTCATTTGCTTCAAACAGTGTTTCTAAATATGTAGTTAATTGTTCAACAGGATTCCATTTTTGTGGTATGCTAAATTCACTTGTTTCAATCCACCCTTTATCGATTACAACTAAATCATCTTTATTGCCTATCTCAGAATTCCAATCAAAAGCAACATCTTCTTTATGAAATTTAAAACCATTATCCTGTGCCATTTTCACTATGGTTCCTGCTGTTATAGGAGAACTTGAACCGGAAAAAGTATTCCACTTTTTCTCACATTCCCCAGCATGATAACGGTTAGCGTCACGTTTGCTCCAATCATCCCAATCCTGTACTGTATATCCTTCATATTTAAGTGCCATTCCAACATTAACCCAATCCTGATAATCAAGAAATGATGGTTCTATATATTCAAGCAGTTCAACCAAATTAATGTTATTTTCCATATCCTATGCTCCTAATTCGGGATTAAATGTAGCGGGGTTAATACCATTTGGAACTCTCCACCCATTAGCAGATATTCTCGCAATCAATTTGCTTGCAGCTTCAAACTGCCATGTTCCAACATGTTTAAATCCTTTTTGCTCTAAGCATCTAATTTGTTTTGGCGTTGTCAGTCCTTCATTTTTACGTTTCTCAAGTCTGTCTAAAATTTTCGCAGCTTTACCGGAGTTTTCAATTTCATCAGGCATAATACCCAGCTTTTCGAGTGCGTTTTTCTGCTTGTCCGTTGGCGGTGACATTTCCCAGCCAAATGCCGGAACATACCCTGATAAATCTTCTGCTTGTATACTCATTTCAAATTGTATAGGGTCCACTAATTTGCGTTTCCTCTTTTTCATTTCCGACAACTGTTTAGCAAGAGCTTCTTCACGCTGCACAACAACATCTTCACTGGCTTGAACTTCTGCTTCTTCTATATCAATCGGACAGCCTGAAGCTTCAAGATTTTCAGTCATTTTTTGAGCAACTTCTTCATTTTCGCATATTAGATGAGCCGGTCTACAAAGTTCATGTCGTTCAGTGTGCCAAAGAAAATCAAGTATTAACAATTCAGTTTTACCGGTTTCAGGTGATAAACGTGTTCCCCTGCCTACCATTTGGCAATATAAACTACGTACCTTAGTTGGCCTTAATACAACAACACAATCTACACTGGGACAGTCCCAGCCTTCTGTAAGCAACATGGAATTGCAAATAACATTATATTTGCCTGAATTAAAATCGTTTAAAATCTCTGACCTATTATCACTATTTCCATTTATTTCTGCAGCCTTAAAACCATTTTCATTCAAAATATTGCAAAACTTTTGACTGGTTTTTACTAGCGGCAAAAAAACTACTGTCTTTCGCCCATCACAATATTTTTTCATTTCATCCGCAATCTGATATAGATATGGTTCAAGAGCTGTACCTAAATCACTCGTTTTAAAGTCTCCAGCCTGTGTTCCCACTTCTGTTAAATCAAGTTTTAAAGGAATTGTTTGAGCCTTAATTGGTGATAAAAATCCTTCTTTAATTGCTGATGATAATGAATATTCATATGCCATGCTCTCAAAAACCTTACCAAGATTTTTCATATCACCTCTGTCAGGCGTAGCTGTTACTCCCAATAATTTTGATTCACTGAAATAATCTATTACTTTTTGATAACTGTCTGATATACAATGATGTGCCTCATCAATAATTATAGTATCAAAATAGTCTGTATCAAATTGGTTAAGACGTTTCTGACGCATCATTGTTTGAACGGAACCAACAACTATACGATACCAGCTGCCTATACAACTTTCTTCTGCCTTTTCGACCGCACATCTTAACCCGGTTACTTTTTTAATTTTATCCACTGCTTGTTCTAATAGTTCGGCTCGATGAGCGAGTATAAGTACTCGCTCGCCATTCTTTACACATCTTTCAGTTATCTTTGCAAATACAATAGTTTTACCGGTGCCTGTAGGTAATACTAGCAAAGTTCTTTTATTCCCTTTTTCCCATTCGGCAAATACTGCCTTTTCAGCTTCTTGTTGATATGGTCTTAATTCCATTAGAATTTACCTGGTGTGAATGATTTTTTTGGTGCAGATTCATCGGGAGCGTAAAACCTTTTTATATCATTATAAATATTTCCATTATATTCACGATGTCCAATTTTTGCTCTTCCTCTTGCTCCGACAACTTCATTCCAATTCATTTTCAATTTTTCACCATGCTTTCTCTGACCAATACAAGTAAAAAATGCACACAACAACCCCTCACAACGACTATGTAAAAATAATCTGTTTTGTATAAAACAAATTCCTTTGTCATTCTCTATTTCTAAAGTGATAATTGCCATATTACAAGCCGGAATTTTCTCTCCGCCTTCATATCTGCCGCGTTCAAAACCTGTTACTTTAAAATTATAGTCTCCATCCGGCAAAACGACATATTCCGGTCCATCATTTTGTATTTCATCATCCCAGCCATATTCTCTTTCTGATTCATTACTCATTTTTATTTCCTCCAAATTTTATTATTTATTTTTCTTCCCAAGGAAGTGTCTCATATTCAACTATTACTTTATATACATCATCCCAGGCGCCTATCAGAACCCCTTCTATAAACTCAGTATCAAAATTTTCAATTGGTGTACCCGATGGATAATAACCTTTTTGATGCACAACATTTTGAATCATTTCTTTAGTAACATTGTTTTCAATCATTAATTTAGCTAATTCTTTAGGGATTCCGTCAACATTAATTTTCTTCATTTGTTGTTTATTTGTTTTAGTTTCTTCATCTTGTTTCGGAATTTTATCAATAACAGCATCAATTTCTCTTTCTATTTGTTCTGTCTGATTAAGTTTAACAGGTGTTTGGCTCTGTGGTTCAAAGTTATCAAATATATTTGCAACATATTTATAATCAAATGGCAGCTCGCTTTCTAATCCATGCCTGTTTTTCGCATCCCAGCATGGATGATGAGTTGTATACATTACACGCTTTCCACCTTGAGCTTTATGTTTTTTTCCATCTTTATCAACAGCTACAGAAATTGTTTTATAATTTGCAAATAGAACCATATCAGCCCATTCCTTCACAAGAGGTGCTGTTTGTGAAGAAGTTTTCTTTCCGAGTTTCAGTTCGTATCTGTCATATGCACCAAGTTCATCAGGCTGCTCAAATTTACGTATTTGTGCATGTGCAGCTAAAGCAACATTTATTCCTGCCTCAATAACATTATCCAGCAACTTTAAAAATCTTCCAAATTCTTCTTTTACATATACATATCCGGTACCATATCCAAAATCCTCAATTCCATTTTTACCGTACTTTTCAAGTATGTTTTCTGTACAAAGCTGTTCAGCCCAATCAATTGTATCTATTGTAAGTGTTTTACAGCAGCCAGGATTTTGAATAACGTAATTAATTTCTTCTAACAATTCCATCCAACTTTGCGGGTTTGGCAATCTAGATACATTCATATGTTTTGTGCTTCCTTCTGTATCAATAAACAACGGCTCCGGAAAACAAGATAAAAAAGTTGATTTACCTATCCCTTCCGGTCCATAAACTACAACCTTTTCAGGCGTTTTTTGTATACCTTTAATTATCTTCATGAATACCTCCTGCTTCTACTTAATTTGAATATTTTGATTTTCTTCAATATGTAAACCTTCAAGTAATACACCTGATTTAATAGCTTTTTTGGCCTCCACTTTGTCAACCGCCGGTTCTGTATATTTTAAATACTGCTTGTCTACTTTGTTAATATCATCAATAACAACTGATTCACTCTTACGATATGTAATATTAACCTTTGGTGATTCAAACTTTTCACCCGCAAGAAATTCATTCAAAAATTTCTTAATACTCTCCGCTTTATTTTTGGCCACCCTTTCACGCTTTGCAAAATAATCTTTTTCGGATTTATACGCATTAACCTCAGCCATCAAATTTTTATAATAGAGAGCCAAATTTTTTATTTTATCATCTCTCATCATCTGCAGCTTATCAGCTCTTTCTGTATCAATCCCAATAACCTCGCCTGTTTCTTCATCAATTAAGATACATTGTTCAATTTCTGCGTCAATTTCATATAATTTCATGCTAAATTTCTCCTTTTCCCAGTTTGATAATTGACAATTTAATATTTTGGTGGTATTATTAAACTGATTTTATGTTATATACTTTTTATTGCCCGTTTAGTGTTCCAGCACTTGCGGGCTTTTTATTTTCTAACAACTCCGATAATTTTAAGTTTACCAACACTTTTGACATCTCCAAATATTTCATAAAATTTTTTCTTGCAGACACTTTCTGGCGGAAAGTTCCTCACTCTTAGTTCAACAATTCCTTGGTCAATATGGCTTCCGTCTTTTCTGTACAATTCCTCAAACTCCATTGCGACTATCAT